CGAGTGGTTAGGACAATTTCTGTCTGTGTACCATATTCCTCAAACGGAAGACTTCTACGACCTCTACACGGACGACTACGATTTGGTAGTGTTCGACGAATTCAAGGGACAGAAGACGATTCAGTGGATGAACCTGTTTCTACAGGGATCAGCCATGAATATCAGGAAGAAGGGGAGTCAGTATATGAAGATGAAGAACCTCCCTGTGATTATCTTGAGCAACTATACCTTGGGAGATTGCTATCCGAAAGCAAACGAAGACGGAAGGTTGGAGACCCTCCGCGCTAGACTCATTGAGATTGAGATAGATTCGTTCATCGACTTTTACAAATAAAAAGATTTATTTACATATCAGTGAAACGAACACGAGTGTAGTAATCAATCATAGACACACCATTGAAATCACCAATAAAGAAAAGATATAGAGAACCAGTGGAAATACTTCCAATGGTTGCAGCAGTACCAGAGAAGACCGTTTCCTTGTTACACTTCTTGTATTTGTTCCAATAGGCATTGGAAGGAGAACCTGCTACTAGCTTTGGAGTAGCATCAGTTTGAAAGGAACCAAGTTGCTTTCTAACGTCCATCAGAACTTGGAAACGATCTCTGTTGTTCAGATTGAGAGGAGAATTCGGATCGTTAGAGACGAAGATATCTGTTCCCGCCGGGAAAGTACCAGAATTAGGTTGAGTATCGTACACGATGACTGTACGCATGTAGATTCCTTGATATGCATTAGCTGTTGAGGTAGTGGGGAAGAAGTTGCCGTTGAACAAAACAGATTTCATCTGAGATTTTCTACCAATACGTTGGTTGAAATCAGCTCCCTGAGCAATACCATTTATTAACACACCCTGCCATGTAGTCGTAACGGCTACATTATTAGAAGTTACGTCGACGAACTTTAGTTCAGCTCGTCCTCGGAGAGAGTATGTTCCGTAGAATCCTCTGCTAGCAGGTGGTCCATAGCTTGATGTAGAAGAAGAACTTCGTGCTCTAAGGAGTTGAGCTGCTTTAGCAACCGCACTTCTAGCTCTTGCAGCTTTGTATTTAGACATGGTGGTAGTTCCTTTTCTTGTGATTCCCATAGTACTGTTGCTTGTCGCTTAACCGGTGCTCGCTTTTTGGGAGTTTTAACGGTAATGCCATCTTGTGTCAAATCCATGAATTTATCGACAACAACTGTCAAATCCGAAAACATATAACACGAATTTCACCAATCACCTAATCCACACCAATTCCACGAACCACTTCTAAGAACTCGGACAAAGCACGCAGACCAAGCGGCTGTTCAGGCGCAGCCTGTAGCCGCGACTCCCGCGTGCGTACTGGTATTCGTCTCGGTGCCGAAACACACGTATCCACACTCCCATCGGATATTTATCAATTTTGTTAATTCCCCTCGGACATGTCAGCCGCCTGTCATTTTCTAAAAATAAAAATAGAATCACTCGCGAGAGAAAAATATCTAACGCTAAAAATAAAGTGTCAAACACTGGTTACCCCGCGGGTATAAAGGGTGTGCTCCAGTGGGCGTTAATATTACCTACGCCCACCGGAGCATTGGAGCATTAGCTACAATGGACACATTTCCCACACCAAACCAAGTACTGCTGGAAGAAGAAGGACCAGAGACCAATGTACCTGAGAAGCCAAAGAAATTTCGAATGCAAGGGAAGAACTTCACCCTCACCTTCGCCCAGTGCGCAACAACGAAAGAGGTAGCAACCGAGAGAATAGAGAAGCGCTGGGGTAAGGAACTGATAGGATACATCGTATCCGAGGAGGCACATAAGGATGGGACTCCGCATCTTCACGCTTTTCTTCAGTTCCGAGAGAAGCAACAATTTAACAAACCAGATTGCTTCGACTTCATAGGTGGAAAACACGGTAGCTATGAGGTAACAAAGAATATCAGAAACTGGGTAACGTATGTGACTAAAGATGGAAAGTATGTAGCAAAGGGGCTGGATGTGGAGGCGATTAAAAAGAAAAAGGCTGGAAAGAGTGACGATGTTGCGAAGCAACTCATGGAGGGAAAGAGTTTATCTGAAATCAACAAAGAAAACCCAGGATATGTCATGATCAACAAGCGAAAGCTTGAGGAGTATGAGTCCTGGGTTAGGAATGAGAAAGCGAAAGCGAGTAAGTTAGAGTGGGTTCCTCCTCCTATAGCTGGTCTAACGGATGCCAATAAGCAGATAGCGGAGTGGATATGCTCGAATATTCGGTCACAACGGAAATTCAAGGACCCTCAGCTTTTTATTACCGGGAAGAAGAACCTTGGGAAGACCTCGTTGATCGAGTGGTTAGGACAATTTCTGTCTGTGTACCATATTCCTCAAACGGAAGACTTCTACGACCTCTACACGGACGACTACGATTTGGTAGTGTTCGACGAATTCAAGGGACAGAAGACGATT